TACCTGTAATATCGTATCCATTGTGGCTAGATACGTCGATGAATAAGTCGTTTTTCTTCATTGTTTTCTCCTAATCTTCACTTGGCTCTTGATAGTCAAGAGCGCGTTTGCTATCAGAGATTCCTGATGTTGTTGGGTCGTTGACAACGCCAATCAAAACAAGGATGTAGACGAATGTGTTCACACCGTCTTGGATATTTTTTGGAATTTCAAGACCGAATTGTTGAGCCATCAAGAAGATTGCTCCCAAAAGAGCAATAAGTGTTGCTTTATTTTGCAAACGCAATTTCCAGTTAATCATGTGCATTTCTCCTTTTATTGTTTATTTTGAATTAAATTTTTAAGCTCTCTTACGTCTTCACCAAGTGATTTCACTTGCTCAGCTAGTACTAAGATAGCCTTATTCTGTTCATCGTGGTTATCGAGCCGTTTGTTGGCTGATGTCTTGAATTCGTTCAGATTTTCGATATCTTTCTCTAAAATCGTAAGACGATTCTCCTGCTTGGTTGCTTTATCTTTCATCGAAAAATAAAGACCAATCACAGGAATGAGGGTGATAAAGATCTGTACGAGAAATCGTTCATATCCTGGCATATACACCTCTACTCTTTCCCTTCAAATTTCCAAGCAACACCCGTTCCATTTTGCTCGAGAGAGCCATTAGTAGTAAACGCGCTGACAGGCTCACCATTGTAAGTAAATTCTTTGTTAAGCTGCACTAGGATGCGCTTGCCTTCGCCATTGACCTCTACGTGTTCAGGGGCTTCAATGGTAATCAGGTCATGTGGTAAGTAGGTCTTACCAACTTCAGCGAGTGGAATCAACTCAACCAATTCTTTATAAGTCGTGCCGTACTCAATGTTCTTACTCATGACAGAGTTCAAGACCAGCACATGAATTACCTTTTGGTTCACTTTCGCATTCTCTTCGGTCTGCTTAATAAGAGCTGCAAGCTTGTTCTGTTCACTCTCGTTTTGCGCAATCTTCTGATTGGCCTGTTCAAGCTGCGCCTGTGTTTTGACAATGGCGCTTCCTGGATCTAGCTCAGCTTTTAAGATATCCAGCACATCTTGAATCAAGACATCTTCCGGTTCATTTGTCCGGTCTCCAGGAAATGATCGTGAGTTAGTGCTGTAGCGATTTCCTTCTGATAATTGAATTTCTACCACGGTCTCAACATTAGAACTAGAAATTCTTAAGTACGGTTTTGTTGATAGATTATACCCATTGATTGCCATATCTATTCTCCTTCTGCTGGTTTAGTTTGTTCATCAAGCAGAGCTTCCAGCTCATCCACTCGTGCTTGAAGTCTTTGGTTTTCTGCTTCTTTTTCCCCTAGTTGAATCTTCAAAAGATTATGTCTAAGCATTGATGCCTTTGAATCAACTAACATATCATCAAGTGTCATGCTTAGGACTTGGTTAAGCTGTTCTGTGTTCATTTTCTAAGTTCTCCAATCTTTGAGTAAGTTTTTTATTTTCAAGAGCAAGCTCCTGAATTGCTTTAAGTGCTATATTGGTCAATCTGAGATTGTCCAAGTTCAGCGTATCACCGTTCTCGTAGACGAGCGTAGGGTCTACCTCTTGAACCTCTTGAGCAATCAATCCAATCTTCGTGTGTGCTTGTTGTGGTCTATCCTCTTGCTTCTTCCAGCCATATTCCTTGAACTGAAATTGATGGATATAATCAAGAGCCTTGTGCTTACAGTCAACAATATTGTCCTTCAGACGTCTGTCCGAGAAATGCTTGTTTACAATCGTCCACAAACTATATGCTTTACCGTTATAACTATAGTAAATATCATTTCCTGAACCACCAAAATCCAGAGAAACAGATGAATTCCAATAGCCAATAGTTGCTGTGCTTGATCCATCGATAGACCCTTTGCCAGTCTTGAACCAGCCAATTCCATTCGCTTTGATGTATCCCTCTACTGTTAATAGGAAGTCATCACTTCTGCTTGCGTAACCGCCAGTAGTAAAATCCGAATCCTTGTAAATGAAAAGGCCGTAAGGGACATTCTCGCCACGACCATAAGAACCGATGAACTGGACTCCCAATCCATCTTTGGCATTATAATCTCGCGGAACGTTAATCTGTAGACCACCATTGACCGTATCAAACGAACCGTAAGAACCTAGTTGAATTTGGGTATGTCCTGTTAAGGTTCCACCATAGATGCTGGCCCCTCTAATGGTTCCACCGTAGATTCGGTCGCCACTTAAAATACCTGACCGTACCTGACTTGCATCAATCGCAACACTCTGGACACGATTAATGAATGCTTGTTTGGCAAAGAGTTGGCTCAAGTAAGCTTCGTTTGCGACCAGCTTGTTGAAGAATGCCTGATCGACTTTCAATTTTTCAGCTGTGACCGCTTCAGCATCTAAAACGACTGTAGTCACTGAACCAGCTTCAAAATTGGCCGTTTTCAGCTTATCAACCATCGCCGACTTGATAACTGCTTTATCAATCAAGGTTTCTCCAGTGATATGAGTCAATTTCCCGTCAAGTCGATTATGACCATTGGCTCCAAGATTGAGACCTGAGACCAAAGCACCTGCACTCGTCAGATTTTGAACCGACCACGAACCAGCTAGTTGGCTTTGAACTGAGCGAATCGCTTCGTCTGTGTCTTCTGGGGCTTCGGTGTACGGTGTTGCATACGATCCTTTTTCAAGTTTAAGGCCAGCAACGTAAAGGTTTGTATCTTGATTTAGTCGTTCTACGCGAGGGAAGATAAAACCATTTGCAGTAATTTTGAAAGTAAAAGAATAACGTTTCCATTCATTTGTTATAGCAATTGATGTCTGAGATGGAACACCCCAACCCTTCTCAACAGATCCATTTCTATTTACATAGAAATTTACTGTGTCATTCTTCCAGTCGCTCTTCATCCATAAGCTAAATGTATAGATTTCACCGATATTTGCATCAATCTCTTGTCCAATACCGTTCCACGAATTGTTTTTAAATAGGACATCAACACCTTTATATTTTTCAGCGTGTGTCTTCCAATTAGCAGACTTGTTTTTCCAATCACCTGAAAAGTCTTTTGTACCTTTCAACAAATTTTGACCATTGCTGGCATTTTTTGCAACTTCAACCTGGAATAGCTGATTCGTCAAAGCCATGCGAGCGACTTTATCAGCGATGTCAGACTCGCTACGACCAATAATGCGCTCGTACAGTTTGCTAGTCTCTTGCACTCGCTGGAAATCCGTTTGGTTAGCCTTGCCAGCAATCTGAGAAATGATACCTGCTAATCTGCCATCAACTGATTGCTTGTAATTGGCAATCTGAGTCGCTATCGTGCCATTCTGAGGGTTGGTAATAGCTTCAAACCTACGCTCAATGCCTCTCACATCTTCCTGGTGGGTTGATTTACCAACATATTCTCTGGATATCTGCTCACGCACTGCATTAACTTGACGAGCACTCTCCTCACGAGTGTAGCGTTGTAGTTCTTCCTTTCGCTGACCGTCTTTATTGACATAGTCCTGAACAGTTGACAATTCTGTACGCAGTTTACCAGCTTCAGCTACAACTAAGGTCTTATCTGCTTTATCCTTGGTTGCGTTCAGGATTTCCTGACGGATAGAGCTTGCTCTCACCTCAAATTCAGCCAGGCTCAACATCTGATTTAGCTTGTTCTGTGTGTCTGTCTCAAGACTCTTCACGGACTGCCTGATATTCTCAGCAGTCACGTTGATTGAGCTGATATCCGCTTTGGTTCTAAGACCTTCAGTCAGACGACTCACCCCAGCATCGAGTGCATCAGCACGCTGTCTGAAACTGGATTCAACAATTGAAATCTGACCTTCTATATCTTCAGGAGCTTCACTGTAATCAGTCGAGATATTCCCTCGTTCCAACTTAAGACCTGCAACATATACAGGAGCTTCAGTATTGAATCTCTCGATGCGTGGCAAAATAAATCCTGATTCTGTAATTTCGAAAGTCACAGAAGTTCGCTGCCATTCGTTTGAAATAGCCACTGAGGACATGTATGGCGATGTTCTAGCAAGCTGATTGGTTGAAGCATGTGTGAAATACACATTTATCCGATCTCTATCGATGCTACTCTTGATGTAGAACGAGAGAGTATAGACTTCGCCTTTTTGGGTTTCAAAAGCCTGTGATATGCCGAACCATGTACCTACTCGGCTCATGACAGTCATGCCTTGATATTTCTCTGACTCTCTCGTCCAATTGCCGAGGTTTACCCAAGAACCGCTGAAATCTTTCGAGCCTTTAAATAGGTTGACTCCTCCGACCCTCACACTAGCTATTTTACTAGCCAGCTCCTCGGCTGTCTGCGTGAGTTCTGACTTGCTTGCCTTGCCATTGGCCAAGTTGGTCAGTTCTGCCAGTCTACGAGTCGTCATCTCTTCATACGTTGCTTGCGCTGACTTCACACCAGCCAATTCATTCTTGGTCTGGATAAGTGCCTTTACTTGCTTCTCAATCTCAGCTGTAACCTGTTCTTGCTTCGGTCGAATATCGTTTGCGATAGTCCGTTTTAGAACATCCAAATCACCCGACAGAGCCGTTTGAGCACTCATAGCCTGTTTCTTGAATTCTTCAAGTTTGGTAACAGAATCCAAGCCAATCCGCTTGGCTTCCTGTGCAAGCAGGGTACTTGCGCCAGCGTTTTGTAAGGCTTCTATAGCCTTGCGCTTGATTTCTTGTAATGGACCATTATCAAAACTACTAAATCGCTGGTCGATGGTGTCAGACAGTTCTTGCTTGACTTCTTCGGCTTTAGCTCTGGCAAGTTCGATACCGTCCGCAATTTCTTGTCTTAACAATCCAGCTTGGTGATCAAAGCCTAAGTCAGCATTTTGAAGAGCCTTTTCAAGGGCGATTTCTTGTGCAGACTCTGTCACACCAAGTATGGCATCCGCTGCGCTAGAAAGGCCACCAGAAGCTCTAGAACCGCCAGTTCCTGCCTTATCATCGAAAGTCAGAGAGATGTACTCTTCTTTTAAGGCATCGAACTCATAAGCAATAGCTTTCTTGAATGAATCGACATTGTGTTTCCAACTCTTGAGATTGGCTGTATCACCCATGTGAACAACTTGCCCATCAAGTTCATAGGCTTCAATTTTGATAGCATCAGAGACCTTGTCAATGCCTTGATTTGTAAATTTAGCGTGTGCCCACTTCTGCAACTCTTCAACGCTCTTTGCGTTGTTGTTCTCATACTCTTTTTCATTGATATAAGGGTAAGAGTTGATAAGAGGACTATCAACAGTCACTCTGATGGTCGTTTCCTTTTCAGCACCTTCAGGTTTAAAAGTCGATTTGGCATGGATTCTTGTGACAACATTCTGACTGTTTTTTGTACGTTGGTAGTCCTTCAGATTTTTGTGCGTTGTGATAACAACACCACGATTCTCACCACGACTCTTCTTGATAGTCATTGCAAAGTTATCACGAACCAGCTCGCCTTCCCATGTACCAACAATGCTGTGCTTACCGTCCAGCAATACAGAGTACAGAGTTTCTGTTTCAGTCGTGTTGAAGGTCCTACGATCCTGGATATCGCTATTGAAAGAAAAATCCCCCAAAGCAGTTTTGGTGTTTTGAACCATGCGAGAAAGAGCCATGCCACAGCTCTGACTAGTCACGCTCATTGGCGTGATAGAACGTTGCATCACATCATCTGAAATGTGATAGGCTGTAATTTCCAGATGGTCATTGTTCTCAACAGGTTTCTTGATGCGAAATAGCTGCGCACCAAGAACAGGAGTCGGCGCTTTTATCAACATATCTTCTTGAATGAGCTGATAAATACCAGAGTCGGAAATGGGATATTTCACAGTTAAAGTGAAATCGCCATTCATGGTCTCTTTAACAATTGCCGAAGTCGCTTCATGAAGTGGCTCCCCGTTCCACCGAACGGTTCTCACATCTTTATTAAGTAGATAAAGCAATTATGCCCACCCCCA